AGCCCGTCACATTCTTGCGAATGGACGGAAACTGCATTGAATTGTAGATACGCTGCTCAGCCTGCGTAACGAACACGGGGACATTAGCCACGAAATCTGCTTCCGTGTTCTCCGTGTACGCTTGAATAGCGTTGCTGAGTTGCGTGTAATTCATGCCATTGGGCCTCGAGCCATCAAGCCTTTAGTCGCTGCACCTGTGCCGCGAACTTTAATGCCGGAAGTCTTAGTTTCATTTTGGCCGTTGTTGTAGTTACCAACACTCATTTTCATGGTGCTAAGGCTACTAATGCTGGAATCCTTGCCGGGGTTAGTCGACATTACCAGAGGCTTGCCATTCATTTTGTGCGGTGCAGCATAAGTGGCAGCATCGCCAACTTCTTTGCCCATCATTTTTTTGCTAAATTTAGCCATGATTAACCCTTCTTTTGGTTTGCTACGCGGGCCAAATTGCGACCGACTTTCATCATCGCTTCGCTGGTTACACCAGAAGACTTCTTACCGCCTCTGGGGTTTGGTGCTGTGGGGCCGCTGTTAGGGAAGATTTGAACATCTGTCTTACCTTTTTTAGCGACGCCGTCTGCTGCTTTTTTGAATCCCATTTTAAGCTCCTATTTGTATCGTTACTGTACCAAGTTGCGCACTTAATGCCAAGTAGTTTGGTGTTAATGCGCTATCAAAACTTCTTGACCCACCAACAGGGTTCCATCCCCATTGAATATCCCGAGAACCACCTGTGTTAAAACCAGCCGCGTTTTGCGCTGTGCTGGTTGAGTTTACTATCTGTAAGCCATTTGTACCAGCCGTATAGTAGGTTGTATCCCTACGCGGATTGCGTACAGCTTGTGGGTCATCAACTGGGTACATACCAAGCAACAACTGCGGCTGATCCGGATCCCAGCACTCAGGGCAGACAAGCAGATTGTAAATCTTAGTCTTCTGAATTTCTTTACGGAGTTCTGTAAGTTTGAATTGGAAACCACAGCGATCGCACATGGCGATACTGTTCTTACCGGAAGCAAACCTATTGCCCATTTACGTACCGCTTCCAATAAACATTTGCCTCGGTACAAACCGTAAAGAGGCGTGCTCTTGATCTTCGCCAGCGGCCAACTGCCAAGCTTCGTCGTATTGAGCTTTGAGAACGTCTAAACGCCCCGCCCCTTCTGGAACTTTTAACGCCAAATAGTAGGCGAGTCCAGCAACCAAGCAGGGCAAGAAACGGAAAGGTACATCCATAGTACGAGTGCCGCCACCTGCGTCATCAATACGACGCATACGCCAGTAAACGAATTGGTAGGTTTGTGATCCATCTGGGGTCGGCCAAACAGTTACGGATGGCAAGTTTTGCGAGTAGACAGCGGCGGCAGTTGAGTGCGCCACTGCGGTTGTACCATTTTGGCCCCGGAAACAGTTCATTAACTGATTTCCATCAATGTAGCCATACTGCACAGTTTCGTTTTCGATCAATACAAAGCCGGTAGTAGCCAAACCCACAACAGAAGTTAGCGTAATCGTAGTGTCTGTTGCAGAAATACCACCATTTAATGTAGTCCCTACGGACGATGTTTGCCCATCCAAACGCTGGAACCACACCTGAATTGGGCGGGCCTGCTGCATCTTGTTGGGAATAGTCGCATAGGTAGAAACACTAATACGGGTAATTGTTAGATCAGACTGCGTAGAAGAGTTACCCGCGCCCGTACGAATTACATGTTCTAGCAAATCCACAGTGTCGTTTGGTAGCGCGTAAGTTGCCAAACCCTGAGTAAAGGTAAGCGTCCCCTGCTCAAACGTCCACATGTTAATGCCACGGTTTGCCCAGTCAGCAAACAACAGATTCAATGAACGACGGGCTGTACGCAAGTCGTAGCCCGTGCGAAGTTCGGAGCCCGCACGCTCAAACGCTTCCTCAACAATCTCATTGAGGTCAAGATTAAACGCTGCAACTCCAGAAGTAGTCATCTAAATCCCGCCGTTTTCTTTGCAATTGTTTTTGGTTGCGCTACAAACTGTTTTCCAGCTTTCTTGCCAGCACGCTTTGCACGTGTTGTAGCGGCATATTCTGATGGTGATAAAGACTTAATAGCTGCTTCCGGCAAGTATCTCTCCCCCGTCTTACTTGACGGTTTACCAGACTTAGTGCGCCATTTCTGGTCGCCCCAGTCTTTAAGAGACTTTTGCGAAGCTTTCATGTCTCAAAACCTTTGTATCCATTTGCATTTTGTTCAAGATAATCTGCCGCTGCACGCAATGCCGCAATACTGTCTTTGGCATGACCAATCATATTGTTGCATGGATTGCACAAAATACCCCGAACTTTTCCGCTTGTATGACAATGATCTACATCAAGTTTTTTATCAATCTCATCTTCCGTGATACCGCATATCATGCAAGCGTTGCCTTCATTTGCACGCATTTGCTCCCACTGCTCATAAGTTAGTCCATACCGCAACTGTAATTTTTCTGCCTTACGATTGCGCGGAGTAGTAGGGCTTTCGCGTTTGTACTCCTGATGGCAAGATTTGCAGCGAGCGCTTGAATAATGTTTGCCCGACCACTTATCAAAAAACTTATAAAAGTCGTCCAGTGGTTTTTCGGTGTCACATTTCAAACACAGTTTAGTCACGGTATGAACCTCCAGCCGCCTTGTACTTTTTAGCAACAAGCTGAGCCTTGCGTGCTGACCATTGTCCTGCGCCCGTACCTTGCGTAGCTGCGGCCTTTACCTGAGACACAATCCGCTTACGCAGGCCGGGTTTTGTGTAGTTGCCAGCCGCGTTTACTTTGCCGCCTTCAGCATACTGTGTAAAGTCAGTGTCATCCCGACGAGCTTTACGCTTGCCTTTGGGCATTTTGCTTGGGCTAATATCACCCATTCCACGGGATGCCATCATACAAACCTACCTCTGGTTTTACCCTTAGTAGCAATGCCGTCAGCGCGTTTAGAAGCGGAAGACACTTTAGAAGTCATGCCACCAGAAGCTATCTTTTTAATTTTACCGCCACGTTTGAATGCTTCAACACTCACACCTTCTTCATCAAATCGTGGTTTACCACTACCGCCACCGCCACCGCCGCTACCACCAGCAAATTGGCCTAAGTCTCCGTATCCGGGAGCAGCGAATTCGCCTTCTTCGGAACGTCTTGCTAATTCCTCTCTTGCAAGTGTTGGCGACCAACTTCGTACAGGTGAATCAGCCGTCTTTACCAATTCTTGCGCATCAGTTACGCCATACATGGGGTCTCTGCGTCTACCACTTTCTATATCGGCTCTCATACGATTACGCAGAATGTCGTTATAGGCATCTGCTGCGTCTTGTTGTGAGGGGTCGTAAGATGCTCCGGGCGTTTGGAATACGTCCGCATCGCGTTTAGTGCGTGAAGGCAAAGGTAATTTTGTAGCCATGATCGCCCCTTAATACATCTTGCAGTTGGTCTTACCTTTTGTGGCAATACCGTCGGCACGTTTAGATGCAGTCATACCGCCAGAAGCCATCTTCTTGACTTTACCACCACGCTTCATGCCATCGCCTTTGTAGCTTTCTTCGCTAGGCAAACGAGTACCGTCTTCATAGCGACCAGAATACTCTCTGCGGGCTTTTTCGTTAGCGTCAGTTTCACGTCGATAGTTATCAACTTCTTCTTCGTCTAAACGAGCCTTAGCATCTTTGGACAACTCAACTTTATCGCGGCGGTTTGCTGCTTTTTCAGCGGCGCTACCAAGGCCAGACTTGTCAACTATCTTTTTACCTAGGCCGGTCTTTTCGTCAATTTTACGGCCAATCCCATAACCAATTTCAAACATAACTTGACCGGCACCAGCGCGGCCAACATTACGATTATCCGCACGTTTACCAGCTTCTCGAACGGCTTCTTTAGCGCCGCCAGTAAGCTTAGAAGAATCTACATTACGGCCTTTTTTGCCTTTTGCAAAGTCTTCTTTAGCACGCTCCACGACGTCATCTTTAAGCCCGGGTAGGTTGTCCCAACGTGTAGCCATAGTTACACCATCTTTCCACGAGTTTTACCTTTGGTGCAGCAGCCGTCAGCACGGCTAGAAGCTGAACCGCCCTTGGCGTAACCTTTTTGCCCACGAACAGCGTCGCGTGGATCTTTCTTTTTGGGCGCTTCTTCCGTGCTAGTTAAAGACTCGGAGTAAGCTTTCTCAGTGGCTGCGTTCATTTTGCGCTCGGCCATTTCTTCCCGCGCTGCTTTTTCTGCTGGACTCATGTTAACTCCTTAACAGGCTTTGCCGCCCATGTTCATCTTAACCATTTTGCCCTTGGTTTTACCCTTAGTGGCAACGCCGTTAGCAGCAGCGCGGAACGTACCACCACCAGCCAACTTAGTCATAGGCTGACCTTTGTGCAAACGACCTTCGTGTTTGTTCACGGCCTTCTGCATCATGGACTTGTCTTGCTTCATGTCTGCTTTAGCCATGCCGCCTTTTTTCATTGCGCCTTTACCGTCACCAATGAAAGCGGGTTTACCGTCTTTCATGGGCATAGCGCCGCCGCTGGAATATCCGCCCATGTTCATTTTCTTTGTAGCCATAGTATCACCACCTTCTTTCATGATTGACATCTTGCCATGAAGTGTCTTGGGTTTGTTAACTTTTTGAAGATCAGCACGGGATGTATCTGAACCCTTACCAAACTTCATACCTTTACTTGCTCCACTAAACTCTTTTGCAACTGAAACCGGGATGCCAGCCTGTTTTGCAAACGCTGGATTATGAGCCGCTGCATCCATGAATTGCTTTTGCTTTTCACTTTTTGCTGGCATCATCGCCCCGCTTGAATAAGTTGGTCAATTTTTGCTTCAAGCTTGTTAAAGCGTTGGTCAATGTGGTTCGTAATGCGATCCACTTCTGCTTGAGTAACGTTATCACGAGCAACCTCCTCAC